CAAGAAAACATGAGAAAAATAAGGGTTTTGAAAGATATGTGATAAAAGATAATAATACTCTAAAAATAAAGAAGAAAATTTGACTAAAAATGTCGTTTAACTTCTTTGAATATTATAGATATAATAACACGAATAGAGTATAATGTAATACAATTTCATGTTTTAGATTGGTAAGATTGGAGTTTCCCGGTTTCAGTTTTTCTTCGTAGCGTAACGGCGTGGTTACGCTGGTTACGCAAAAAAACTATCTAATAATTTGGAGCCATAAATCATGCAATTATCTGATAATATATCCTGCTTTTCACGACCTCAAAAACCGAATATTTTCGGCGTTCCAAATACTAACACTCAACGAAAAAAGACTTCTCCTTCTCCTGCTAAAGTTATCATGCCGAAAGCAAATGCTGTTACAAATCCCAATTTTCAAATGACTTATCCGGGCCCAGATGCCTATCATTTCCCTTCAGGCACATCTCATACTTCTCCTTGTATGTCGTCCTTCTGGAGAGCTCAGGAGATAAGGCAGGGGATTAAGAGAGAGGAAATAGATAGAGATGAGAAACACGAAGAGGAGGAATAATTATTATTTGGATATGTAATAACTGTGAGCGCGGCTGTGAAATCTATTCTAACACAGACGAATTCCCTATAATATGTATTTATCAAAAGACAGATCCAGAATGGATACCGGAAATAAATTCTACAATTACTTTAAAATGTAAAAAATGCGGCGAAGATTTCACTGTAAAACTAAAATCTAAAAATCCTAATCTAAATTCTATCACTCTTTGTACGGAATGTCAAAAAATTAGAAATGAAGAAAGGGCTAATTCAAAAGCTGAAACTAAAAACAAACGGCAGATTATTATCACATGTAAAAGATGTGGAGAAGATTTTTCTATAGTAGGAAATAGGAACCCTGAAAGAACAAATCTAGCTACAATTCCTTATTGTATCAAATGTCAAGGCATGGTAAGTGAAGAGAAAAAGAAACAACTTGAAGATAAGCAATTAAATAAAAAGTTAAAAATTCTCCCTCGAAAATCATCTTTTTATAACCCACATAAACTAAATTCAATATCAATGCCGGAACCAGAACTAAAAAAGCATTTACGAAATGGGGATACTTATACCGCATAAAGCAAAAGGTGAGTAAATGTCAGAAGATGAAATAATTGACTTTGTGAACAATAAGAAATTTGATATAGGTACGTCGACTGAAAACGAAGGAACGGGGGACGTTTTCAAGGTTCCTGTAGTTGGATATATGTTTATATGTTTTGATCAAACCGACCAATGTTATAGAGTCGAACCTGTTTTACATCCATCCTTTGATTTTCATAACCAGGTTGGTTATGGTCTTTGTTCAGATGAAAAACTTATCAATGTGTTTCCAGCGATCAGGGGCGATTATGCTATTATCGGATGTATACCAGACGACGGCGTAACTTACTCTGATGTGATGAGTGGGAACTATGGTATACACACTGAGATATTATGCCATGTTGTCCCCGGTATCCCAGCTTACGATTGGAAAACCGAACTAAAAAGGAAATGGTCGCATGTTCTGATAGAGAGTTCGAGAACGTGAGGAAAATGAAGCTATTAATAAAACGGTTGCTAAAATAAATGTGGTCTGAATGATAGAGCTCTTAATCCCTCTCCCAAACATCCTGGCACAATTCGCGATAACATGCAACCAGGCGTATTATGCTAATCTGCTGTACTGTATCGGGTATCCTCCGTTTATGTATCGAAATTGGAAACGCGGGGATAAAATACAATTTGGTTATTTTTCATTTTTATGGGTATTGTCTATTTTGGGGGTTTTCATGTATGTTATGGGGTATTAGGGATTAACATTTTAATATTATGAGATACATAATTTACTTTAGTAATTTAAGTATATAAAAGAGTCATAATCCTAACAGGAGCCTTATCATTTGGAAATTATTTATAAATCACCCTCCGAATTAAAACCATTTCAAAAGAACCCATACAACCACCCTGAAAAGCAATTAACCATGCTAAAAAAGAGTATGCGGGAATTCGGGTTCACTTCGCCGGTTCTCATTTCTCAGGATAATATGGTAATTGCCGGACATGCCAGGTTAAAAGCTGCTCAGGAAATCGGTTTATCCGAGGTTCCCACGATCTTTATAGATTTGCCTTATGAAAAGGCGGTTGCTTATGTTATTGCTGATAATCAGCTTGCGAAATTAGCAGAAGAGGACCGGGATTTATTAGGGGAGTTATTGCAGGGGATTAATGATATCCCTGATTTTGATATTGAGGCGGTGGGTTTTTCGAGTGTGGATTTAGATAGTATTTTAGGGAGTGAGCCGGGGGAAGTTGTAGAGGATGAATTCACAGGCGATCCCCCAGAAGAAACCGATATTCAAATAGGAGATATTTTTAATATAGGAAATCATTGGCTGATGTGCGGGGACGCGGCAAATCGAAACCATGTTAATAAATTGATCCAGAATAACACGATTGATTTAATTTATTACGACCCTCCTTATGAAATCCCTGGATTATGGGCGTTAGATTACCCATGTAAAAAAATGTTAGTTTTTTCTGATAACCGGCACATAAAAAACGCTATGCAACAATGCACAAAATTTGATTTTATCTATGAATTCGTATGGGATAATATCATAAGTTGGTATCTCGATAACCGCCCGTTATGCCGCCACAGGTCAGCTTTCCTATGCTCCAATGATCCAGGTTACGACTCTGATGCAATGGTTTTAAACGATGGCAAAGAGCGCAAGAAACAACACAGAGATACTAATCTAGGGAGCTATGAATATTCACCACTAGGGGGCGGGCAAGTCCGGTTAACGTCGGTCTTTTCTAAATCCAAAGCTGAGTTGCCCGCAGAACATGGTAAACCAGTTGAATGGATTTCACCGATTATAGCGGGGGCGCGTGTGAATAACGTTTTAGACCTGTTCGGCGGGGCAGGGAGTACAATTATAGCATGTGAACAGGTTGGAATCCCATGTTTTACGATGGAAATTGACCCTATTAAATGCCAACATATAAAAAATAGGATTGAAAACTATCTCCAAACATAAAGTATATATACTTCGAAGTATTAGTTAGTATTGTTAATACTCAAATAAACTAAATGGAGATAGACACAAATGCCATACCGAGTAGATTTTGGTCCGAATACAAATTCTGAAACATTTGAAACAATGGAAGAAATAGAAGAATGGCTTGATGAATACATAATTCAACATTTACATCATGGCGAGGATTTTGAAAAGAGGAAAAAACAATTCATCGATAACCAAATTGAAGAGGTAATAAATTATAAAGAGATGTTTAATCCAAAATCAGTCTATGCAGAACTCGAAGCCGAACTCAACGGGCTCGAACCATACACAACTGAATACTACGAGGAAGAAAAGAGAGCATCACACATAATCCTGAAAAAATGGGGAGGGGCATAACCCCCCTCTAATCATCAGGTGGTAAAAATGTCAGATCAAATAAATTGTGGTGAAGTAAATGTTCAAGATTTATATCGAATAGTAATCCCTAAAAATATCCGAGAGCGGTACAATATTAACCCAGGCGACAGTGTAGAGGTTTTTATTAAGCTGGTGGAGCGTGATTCAAATGTGCAGTGTAATATATGAATCACGCGGGAAAGCAAAAGAATACAGCGAACTCGCAGCTAATCTATATGGAGGTTGTGGGCATGGCTGCACGTATTGTTATGCACCGTCAGCAACATTCAAAAAAAGGGAAGTGTTTTACGGGGAAGCTCACCCAAGACCTAATATAATCAGACAATTTGCGAAAGATGCAGCAGAACTCGGGCGCGCCTGTGAAACTCGCCCAATTCTCCTGTCATTCACTACAGACCCCTACCAACCGATAGACACAAAAGAAAAGCTGACAAGGGAAGCAATTAAAATATTGCACTCACACAATTTAAAAGTTACGATACTCACTAAAGGCGGGCGAAGATCGGAACGTGATTTCGATCTACTCAGCGCAAGACCTGAATTAAGCCTCTACGGCGCAACTCTGGTATTTTCGGATGAATCGCTCAGACAAGAAATAGAACCCGGCGCAGCACCCACGAAAGAAAGAATACAATCTCTCGAAATAGCACATGATGAATTCAAAATACCAACGTGGGCCAGTTTCGAGCCAGTATGGGAAGCTGAACAGTCGTTAGAGCTAATGAAAGAAGCTATGGATTACATAGATTTATTCAAAATTGGAAAATTGAATTATCACCCACAGAGTAAATTAGTTAACTGGAAACAGTTTGCACACGACGCAATAAAATTAATGAAGGATAACAATAAAAACTATTATATAAAGGACGATTTGAGGAAATTCCTCTAAATCATTTTTAAGTGATCTCATGCCAAAAACCAAACTAACCCCCCAACTCCAAGAACAAATCGGAAACAACATAACCCTCGGTATGCCTCTGAAATTCGCAGCCGAAGCCGCAGGGATTACAGAAGTAACTTTCTACAACTGGCTAAAACGAGGCGAAAACGAAAGCAAAGGGAAGTTTTTTGAATTCGCCGAACATGTGAAAGCGTGTAAGGCGAAGGCAGTTCAACTACATCTAAAATTAATAACAAAGGCGGCGACTGATGGGAGTTGGCAGGCTAGCGC